AGATTAAAAGATGATAATTCAACGGCCACTTTATACGATATTGCTGATGATTTATCATACAAGGAAAAAGATAATTATACATTAGCCCATTTCAGAGAAAGGATAAATATTTACAATGAAGAAGAATTTGATTATGAAATCCATAATGTGGAGTTAAACAAATGACAAACATAAAAATAGTAAAATTAGTAAATGGTGATGATATTGTTTGTGCTTTTCCCTCAGACCAATTACCTGAGGACTCTAAATTATTAAGAATATCAAAGCCGTTTCAGGTTAAATATATCCCTCAATTGACACCTCAGGGATTTAAAGATTATGTCGCATTAGTAAAGTGGACAGCTTATACTAGTGACCAAATTATTACCATTCCAAAAGAAAAGATTATGACAATCACCAACGCAACTGGTGAAATGCAATCGTCTTATGTTAGTATTATTGGTGAATATAATGTAGTAGATAAAGTACCTGGCAGATTACAAACGCCAAGTTATGAAAGAGAAAGAGTGAGTGATGAAGATGATAGAAGAATTAATGAAATCTTTGATGAGTTCGAAGACGACCCAACCGTCCATTAATAAAAATAAAAACAGAGTATTAAAGAGTAATGGCTTAGGAGTTTATCTCTTTGAACCGGAACACCGCTTATTATATACGAATTTTTTACCTTGTCAAGCGTGGTTCGGCCATTTTTTAAAAAATATATTTGTTAACCTAGGCTTGACTAATTTTAAGGATAATGTATAATGACTAGTATGACAAAAAAATCAAAAACACAAAAAGAACATTATGTAAATAATAAGGAGTTTTTGGCTGCCATGATTGATTTCAAAGCGGCAGTACAACTTGCTGAAAAGAAGAAGTTAGAAAGACCTCCTGTTACAGATTACATAGGTAGTTGTTTTTTAAAGATAGCGAATCACTTATCGTATAGACCTAATTTTATTAACTATACATTCAGAGATGATATGATTAGTGATGGTATTGAGAATTGTTTACAATATTTGGATAACTTTAATCCAGAGAAATCAAACAATCCTTTTGCTTACTTTACTCAAATCATTTATTACGCATTTATAAGAAGAATACAAAAAGAAAAGAAACAAGTAACCATAAAACAAAAACTTATTATGGAAGCTAATTATGATGACTTGACCTTACAACCAGGTGAAGATAGAGATTTTAAGAATCAATTTACAGAATTCTTACAAAAGAATACAGTAATTGATGAACCAGCTAAAAAGAAAAAAGAAAAGACTACTAAAACTAAATCAAAATCAACCTTGGAATATTTTATTAATGAAGATAGCGTTACTGAATGATACACACTTCGGATGCCGTAATGATTCACCTGCCTTTATAGAATACCAAAACAAGTTTTACAATGATATATTCTTTCCTTATCTGAAAGAACATAATATTGGAACATTGGTACACTTAGGTGATGTTGTTGACAGACGAAAATTTATAAACCACAATACTGCCCATAACTTTAAAAAAGTTTTTTGGGATAAGTTAGATGATATGGTCATAGATACCCATATAATTATTGGTAACCATGACACTTATTATAAGAATACAAACGAGGTCAATGCTTTACAAAATCTTAACATTAGCAAAAACGCTAAAATCTATACCCGAGCAACTACTGTTAACATTGGGGGTCTTGATATATTGTTTCTGCCTTGGATTTGTGATGATAACTTGGATGATAGTGTACACGCTATTGACAATACCACTTCGACTATATGTATGGGTCACCTTGAAATTAAAGGATTTGAAATGCACAAAGGCGTATTCAACGACCAC